CTCGAGGCTCAGGCTGGCGTTCAGAAGTCCAAGAAGGACATGCTGAGCGGTGAGTACGACGGCGGTGTGGCTGAAGAGACCGGGCCTTCCGGCGTGAGCACTGGCTACGCCGAGCACAAGAAGGACCAGAACCCCTACTCCAAGACCGGCTTCGGCTCCACCTACAAAGAGGGTGAGGACGAGGAGATGGACGAGGAGTTCTGTGACATGGGCAAGAACAAGCCCATGGGCCGGAACTACAAGGAAGCCGACGAGTTCTCTGAGTTCCGTGCTGAGCTGGAAGCCCTGAAGGCCGAGAACGCTCGCATCAAGCACGAGTACCGTGAAGCCCAGATCGCTCATCGCAAGGAGCAGATCCACAGCTTCGTGGAAGGTCTCTACGAGTCCGGCAAGATGGTCGACTCCATCATCCCCGAGCGGAAACTCATGGAGTTCGCCGAGGGTCTCGAGTTTGGCACCATGGAGTTCTCCGAAGGTGAGACCGCCACTGGCCTGCTCTTCAGCATCCTCGATCGCCTGCCCAACCTCGTGGACTTCAGCGAGTACGCTGGTGGTTCCATGAAGTTCGTGGATGAGGCCGACCTGGACCCTCACCAAAGGGCTCTCGCCATGGTCGAAAAGTCTGGTGGCGAGATGGACTACGTGGAAGCCCTGAAGAAGGCAATGTACAGCTGAGATGGATCTTCTCTCGATGGTTGGCCTAGCCACCCGTCAGAGGGAGACCTACTTCAAGCAAGCTGAGCGTCTGGCGAAGAAATTCCCAGACCTCAGTGAGCTGGAGAAGAGGATGGAGGCTGAGGGTCGGGTCATCGTCAAAGGTCTTCGTGACCGGCAGATGAAGTTCGACGAGTACGAACGTGCTCTCGTGGACAAGACCCTCACCTCCGCCCTCGCAGCTGTCTACCTCGGCGCTGGGGAAAGTCAGCCCAAAGACAAAATGGAGAAAGCGTGGCCGTCCATCGTGGGCGGGATGCTTCCCCCTCTGAACGTCTTCCTCAAAGAGACCAAAGACTACCTCGATGACGGGACCCTGAAATACGGGGACGACTCCGTCGACTTCGAGGAAGGTGACGATGACCGCAAGTTGGTGTACGCTGGGGACTCAAATTCCCTGGACTCCATCGACCTAAACACCGTGCTTGACGTGGACTCAGAGTTCGACCCGGAATACCCGGAAGAGTGGCTTGACACCACACCCGCCGAACAAGCGGCGATAAAGACCGCACAGAAGAGAGCCGTCGGAAAGACGTGGGGCTCACTCTTCGGTCGCGTCCTCCGCTACATCGCCTCCCCTGCGTACAGCTTCTTCAACCTTGGGGTCTTCATGGACCGCCAACAGAAGGGCTACCGACAGATGAGGCGCGTCGCACACCACGACAAACGCGTCTGCCCGGACTGTGCGAGTTACGACGAGGCTGGCTGGCAACCCATCGGGTCGCTACCGATGCCTGGGCGTGGCTGCCGATGCTGGGATCGTTGTCGATGCCACATTGAGTACCGTTAGGGTAAAACCAGCTCAACCAAACAAACAACATGGCCGTCACCCACACCCACCACATTCTGCCAAAGCACGCTGGCGGAACTGACGATCCTTCCAACCTCATCGAAGTCACGGTCGAGGAACATGCAGAACTTCACTTCGCACGATACCTCGAATACGGAGAACTGGGAGATTGGCTGGCAGCCTTTGCGCTCTCAGGACAAATCACCCAAGCCGAAGCTATCGCTGAAGCACGACGAGATTGGATCGCGAGACACCCTCAACACCACAGCAATGCGGGTAAGAGAGGTGGACGCGCGCCAGCAACTGACCATTCAAAGGCTGTTGCTGCAGAAACCGCCCGAACTTTGGGCAAAATGCCTTGGTGGACAAATGGCATCAAGTCAACCCGATCCCACACTTGCCCCGGCGAAGGATGGGTTCGAGGAAGACGAACGGCCACCTTCCACCCCTTAAAGTCCCATTGACATTGAGACATGTTTACTTCGACTAACGCCGCACCTGCCTACGGCAAGCAGTCGACCTGAGAGCTGCCTTCCACAGCAATGTGGAGTGAAAAACCGGGTGAATTGCTGGGATCTCCCTCTGGGACAATCAGCAGCCAAGCCGTCCAGGGATGGGCGGAAGGTTCAACGACTAACAGCGTACCACTAGACCAGTGATGAGGCTGACACGAGTGCCCGGCACCCCACGCGGGTGAAGATATAGTCTGAACTCCATGGCAACATGGAGAAGTGGAGGATAAAGAGCCACCACGATAACAATTTTGACATCAGGTTTGCGGAAACCTTCACTGGCGATCCTGCCGTGGCTATCGGCGAGTTCCGCTGCGTGAGCGCTGGCACCACTCAGGGAACCTGCACCCTGCCTGGCGCTACCCCCACAACCATCCTGGGTGTGAACCAAGCCTTCATCCCCCTGTTCGCTGACGCTCCTGCTTCCCCTCGTCTGGCTACCGTGGCTACCTCCGGTCTGCTGCTCGTGGAAGTGGATCCCGCTTCTGCTCCTATCACCTACAACAGCCCTCTGCTGGTGAACGCCATCGGTCAGGCTTCGGCTTCCGGCACCGCCGTGACCGCCGACGGTACTGTCCCCACCATCCGCGAAGTCATCGACATCGGTGGCCGTCGCATGGTGACCGTTTCCTTCAGCTGAGTAATCTGGTTGCTCTCCGCTTGGCATTTCCTTCTCAGGATCGTAAGCCCAAGCGGTTGCAACCCGTTGAAATCATCTTCATAGACTTACGGAGTACTCCCTCCCATGATGAACCTAGCCCAAACCTATGCGGGCGTCGATCCAATTCTGACGACGCTTGCACAAGGTTTCATGCTCCCCTCCACCAACATCGCGAACTTCATCGCGCCCGTGGTGGACACCCCGACTCGTGCTGGCCGCATTCTGCGCTTCGGCAAGGAGCAATTCGCCATCAACGACTTCCGTCGTGCATATGGCACCAACATTCCGTACGTGCAGACACGTTACGACAGCGAGCCCTACGCCCTGGAACAGGAAGTGGTGGCTTGGGAACTGCCCGAAGAAGTCATCGAGAACGCTGGCGAAGGTCCGGCCCAGGTGGACCTGCGTGCGATTGAAACTCGCAACGCAATGTCCCGCCTGATGAACGCCTACGAGAAGACCGTGGCTGAAGTGGTGACCGTGACCGGTTCCTTCAACCCTTACGAGCCTTACAACGGCGTGCCTGGCAGCCAGACCGGACTCGGCTTCGAGACCTTCACTCAGTTCCAGACCGCCTACGGTTCTGCCGCTGGTGCTGCTCCTTGGGGCGACCCCACCTCGAACCCGATCGAGGCTGTGCTGACCCTGAAGCGTAGCGTGTCCTACCAGATCGGCATCCGTCCCAACTCGATGATCGTTGGTACCGCTATCTTCGACCAGCTGCTGACCAACCAGAGCATCCTTGAGCGTATCAAGTACACCACCGCCGATTCGATCGACGTGGACATGCTTGCTCGCTACTTCGGTCTCGAGCGCGGTATCCGCGTGGCCGAGGGTCGCTACCTGGCCGAGAACGGTCAGCTGCTGCCTGTGTTCCCTGAGAATGGCATCCTGCTGTTCTACAGCCCGAACGGTCCTTCTGACGCTGTGATGCCTGCTGGCGGCGCCAACGCTGCTACCCCGGCCTTCGCTTACACCTACCAGCTGACCGGCACCCCTGCCGTTCGTCCTGAGTACTACATCCGCGAGCGTCGTGTGGTCCGCGCTGAGATCACCGTCGAGCGTGCTGTGCATCCTGTGGGCCTTGGCACCACCGGCCTGATCGGTTCTGGCGCGATGATCACCGACATTCTGGCCTGATAAGGCTAGTAACTAAGGAGGTGATCCCATGGCTATTCTGCGCCCACTAACAAAGGCCCAATACGAAGTGTCTTTCACCGCTGCTGGCGGTCCGACCTTCACTGCGGTCTTCACCGAGTTCTCCGGAGTTCAGGACTCCAGCGACTCGTCCACCTACGCCAACGGCACAGGAAACCGGATCTACCACGTTGTTGGTCCCCGTACTGCTGACGAGATCACTCTCGGCGCGCCGTACGACCCAGCGATCTTCAAACCTCTCGAGCAGTTCTGGATCGACTACAACTGTCAGAAGATCACCGTAACGGTGACTCCTCGCAGCTGTGACGGTCTCCAGTCTGGTCCTGGCGGCGGTCAGTACATTCTCTACGAATGCCTGCTGACCAGCATCACCACCGGCGAAGTCGCTCGCGACTCCGGAGATGTTCAGACCATAGAAGTCTCGATGACAGTTAACTACTGGGAAAGAAACTAAGACTTCTGGGAGGTTTCTTTCAGATCCCGTTTTCTACACTGGCCCCAAGAGTCCGCTCTTCGGGGCCTTTTTTCATGATCTTTCACACTCACCACTTAACCCCTAAGTACGACGGTGGAGATGACTCCCCTAATAACCGTGTGCGTGTGAACGTTGCTATGCACGCGTTTTTGCACAATTTGCGATACTTGGAAAAGGGTGATCAGAGAGATTTACTGGCCGCGCAAGGGCTGTTAGGAATCAAAGGAAAGGAAGAGATTTGGGCTGAACTATCTAGTAGAGCACGTCGATTTACTGGAAAACAGCATACACAGCAATGGAAAGACAATAACTCTGAGCGAATGGTGGAGCTTTGGAAAACTCGGGACAAATCCCAAATCCAGTCATTGGGGAAGAGCGGCCATAAGCGAAACAACGCCCCCGGGCGGGCTGCTGCGGCTATTACGGGGCATCCACATAAAAGAAAACACTGGTCAGAAGAACTTTTCAATGAAGTGAAATTGAGATACGAGTCTCGATCATCCTATCATTGGGGCAAGGGGAGGCTGGCAAAAGAGTTTGGAGTCCCGGTCAGAACCATAGAAAACATGCTCAAGCACATCATACAGGGTAAAACCTTTTCAGAGTTGACCCGTAAAGCGGGGTAGTACCATCGCTAAGACGACCTTTTCAAGTGGTGTAATTGTCACCTCTCAGTGGCTGAACGGAGCGAAGCAAATATATTTCGATGGTGCCGATCTAGACTGGCACTACCCGCAGTTGGGACTGGACTCGATGCAGTTCAGCGGTCCCAACGGCCTTGACGCCCGCTATGTGACTCTGGCTGGTGAGCAGTCAGGCTGCTATAACACCCCCACCATTTCCGGCGGGAAAACTGTTACTGGCCCTTGGAACTTTGGTTTCGAGCAAACTACTGGGGCTAGCTGTTTCGATCTTGGCATCCCGGCCAATAACCCGTACAACGCCCCGCTCTCCTTCACGACCAACAGCAAGTTCAACTTTGCGGGCGGCGTGCCGAACCCGTCTTTCGACCAAAAGTTCAGCGCTCTGAGTGATGCTGACCTAATTACGAAAGAGATCCTCGTCCAGCGCTTCGCCACGTTGTTTATCGATAACGGCTACTACGCCCGTGCCGATTCCGCGTGCAATAACTACGCTGGAACTCCCGCCAGCGACCAGTGCCCTGTTGGTTGATAAGCCATGCCTCGCTACGCTCCGCTACCGGCGGTAAACATTGACCCTCGGAATGAGTCGCAGCTTGTTAACGAGGCTGCGAAGAGGGTCTACGATGCTTCAAATGCCAAACTGAATGACTTCAGTGCTGGCAACCCCATGATGGCCCTGATTGAGGGTCAGGCATTTGCTCAGAGTGAGTTTCTCTTCTGGGCCAACCAGCTTCCCGAGTCGATTCTCATCGAGTGGATCGGCCCATTCCTTGGCGCCATGCGTCGTCTGGGCACACCAGCGACAACCCGCCTCACCATTGCGATCGCACCCCAGCAGTTCCAGACGTCCATCCTTGCTGGCACTGAGTTCACGACAGATCCCAACCTGACAGGCGGCGAGTCGGTCACCTTTGTGACAACACAGGATTTGGTCTACCCACCGGGCGAGTCGGTGGGAATGGTCCCTGCCTCGTCTGTGTTGATTGGCACGTTCAACAACGTCGCACCCAACACGATCACCCAGAGTTCTGGGCTTGACATCCAGGTCACAGCGGTCACCAACGAGATCGCGGCCGTCGGCGGTTCCGATGTGGAGACCCTTGACGTCGTCAAGGAGCGTTTCTTCACACTCATCCGCCGTCGCAACCCGGTCTCTGCCCAGGACTGGCAGGATCTCTTCGATGATCTGTTTGGCGCCGGCACATTCACAGCCGTTCTCCCCAACCGGTCGGCGCAGGAGTCATACATTTGGCTCAATGACTACGTTCGCGCTGACGGCCACATCTCGTTCTTCTTCCTCAATCCTGACGGCACGGAGCCAACCTCTGAGCAGGTGCAACGCGCTCAGAATGTGGTAGACTTCTCCATGCCACTGGAGATGCAGGGCCACGTCTACCCGATCAACCTCAGCCAAGTCCAGTATGAGATCGACCTCTCATACCAGCCGAGTGCTGACTACGCGGCCAATCTGAAGGCGTTCTCGTTGAACATACGCGACCGCCTCTTCAGTATCCTGACACCGGGGGCCAAGTTTCCGTCCGGTTACGATCCGACTGTTGCAGATGTAGACTCAGCCCTCACGGAGACTTTCCCAGCCGACGTCCGCTACTCGGAACCTGACATCATCGCCGCGCGTGCATACAACACACCATTGGGCGTCAACCAGACGTCCGTTCTCAACGCCAGAGTGGCAAACTTTACGACCCAACAGAACGTATTCTCGATCCACGATCTCCTGACCGTGGGTGATCCTTCCCTCTCCACGACTGACCTCGCGTGGCCGGTGGTGAAGGCTTTCACTCCCTACAGCTCTGAAAAGACAGCGCAGCTCCTCTACGGGAATCTGCGTCTGGAGAAAATCCTCCCGTGGGCACCTGGGACTTACACCATGGGCCAAGTCTTCAGGAATCCCGACGTTGAGAACTCGCTCCTGGTCGTTCTCAGGAATTTCTCGTTCTCTGACGCTGCTTTGTCCCCAGCCGTCTTCATCCTCAACGGTGACATTTCGGCACCAAAAGACTTCGTTCCCTGGCAGGTCGGCAACGACTACTATGCCAACAACCAGAACACAGGGTTCTACGATCCTGACGTGATCTTGATGGACCAGGAACTGGCTCCTGACGGTGCTCCCTGTGACCGGCTATTCTTTGAGCCCCCGGGAGTGGACAACCTCTACTACCGAGAGAACTGGTATTGCTTCGTTGTGAATGCCGACTTCACTCTCCAACCGTCCTCCGACACAGTGTCTGGCGGTCAGAACCAGGACATCATCTCAGATGTGAGTGTGAGTGTGCCTTACCTCAAGGCGGGTGGCTCTTACGCCGCGGGGTCTTGGATCCGCACGCCGACTCTCGGGGGTGGCACCAACGAAGAGGTGGATCCTTACTACTACTACATCGACACATCTCTTGGCGTCATTGTCAGGTACGCCTACGTCAATGACGATTTCACCTTCTTGCCGTCTGCGGGCAGATCTCTCGCTGAGAGCTTCTCCCAGCTCATTGATAATGGCACCATCTCCAGTGTCTCTGCGTCTAATGGCTTGAGGCCGCTGCCTCTATTCCAGTATTCGCCACGATTTGCCCCTCGCACCTACCTGACTTACTACGAGACTTCGGGTTCAAACGCTGAGATCTACTTCACCCTCACAGGCTTCACCCCTTGGACGGCTGATCCAGATGAGATGGTAGCCGCTGGAGTTATCTCCCGTGTGGACACCAACGCCGCGCTGTCCCAGGCTTTCTACGAGCAGACGTCACAGAATCCGGAGACCGGAAGGTCCACCGTGTGTGGTCCTGAAAAGATGTTCGTCTTCTCCCCAGGTGACACGACTCTCTTCCGCGAGAGTGGCTCGGTGGTTTCGTACCTTACTACGCGTCACTTCTCTCCTGTGTTCACGCCCGGAGTGTACATTCGCGCTGGCGTCCTTGTTCCCTCAGAACTAAGTGGGCGACAGTCCATCCCGTTCTTCAGCGCTACTGGAGAAAGACCGGTTGAAGACATCGTCATCTCGGAAGATGGCAAGAATGTCTATCGGACCATGCGATACTTCACCGCGTCCAGTCCCGTGTACAACTGGGACGGTGAGAAAGTGACGGCTACAGCCCGTCTAGAGGAACTGAGTGGGAACCTTCTGCGCGTGGTGAACAAATACTCCTGCGAGGAGCAGATCAAAGCGCCCAATGGGCCGGACACGAGCGGAATCAAACTTGGCATCGCCCAAATCTCCCTCACTCAGGCCAATCTTAGAGGAAACACTTCCACGTTCGTGTGGGAGAACACCGACTACACCACTCAAGTCCCCCAACTCTCCTTCGCCACCGCATCTAAGGAGGCTCTCCAGCCCGTCTCCTATGGTCAGGGAACCCTAGCGCTATGAGCCAGGAACTCACACCGATTCCAACATCGTCTGGTACAATTGGCTTGACGCCTCAGATTACGACGACGACCCAAGTCAACAAGCCCCAGTACCTCTCAGCGCCCTACAAGGCGGTGAAAAACCTGGAGCTTCAGCCTACGCAGTGGGTTCCTGGTGGGCGTCCAGTCTATGGGAGGCTTCCTGCTGCCTCAGCGCAGTACCAATTGGAGTTCTTCGCTGATGGAGGTGTCGGCTACGTGCTCATTCCGCCTGGTGGGGATCAGTTTGGCCCAGGCTCACTGTACGTCAACCAGTCGGAAAACCTCGAGGTCCTGCTCATTGAGAATGGCGCTATTGTCTGGGAGCAGGGAACGACCTCGGTCTACAAAATGTTCATCGACATGCGCCAGCTTGGCGTTCAGGACGGCCGCTATCTCGTAGGGTATCAGCTCCTGTATGACGACTTGCCTGAGCCCCTGCCTTTCCAGGTAGCCGACTTCTCACTCGCCGGCCAGGACTTTACCGTCACAGATAGCGCTTCTCGTGCTTTCAACCAAAGCGAGGACGAGGCTAACCCGTGGCCCTTCCCAGGGCAGAATCTCTTTGTGCCGGGAAGCCGCGGGTTGGAGTGGAAGAACTACACTGATTTTATCAACCGCGTCCCAGGGCCGAACAACGGTGTGGAACCGGGGATCCCTGAGTATGAACAGCCGATTCTCGCATCAGTGGAGTGGGCGTCCAAATTCCCGTGGAAACTAAACACCATTAAGCTCCGGACCAAACTCCTCAATGATGTCCCGCCTTGCTCCCTCTACGTGGGCGTCGACAATCCTGAAAATCCCTGGGCTCTTGTCCAGACCAACGCCGCGCAGAAAGACACCACAGGATACTACTGGGAGTTCGGTACTGACATGGTGCCTCAAAAAGCGTGGAAGCTTGAGTGGCCAGACGGGACAAAGGTCAATGCGTACGATCTGACTGTCTCTGGGGTTCTCTTCATCGAGACGCGCCCATCTACGGCGCGTGCTCGGGCTCAAGTGTGCATTTATCCCACTAATCGCATTCCGGACGATGAGACTCTCTGTCGTCTCGCAATCATCAGCGTCGACAATTTCAAGATCGCAAGGAAGCCCGGAGGTGAGCTGTGGAAGGATGACATACGCAGCATCATCACGCGTGACTACGAGCCTGTCGCCAACTGGCTGACTCAGTACTGGGACAAACAGCTGACTGAGATGAAGTCGAAGGTGGATTCATGGCTCCCCCCACTCTCCTTAGGACGTCCTACTTTGACCTCGAGGCTGTTGGCATAGACGTTAGCGACGAGGGGCCGATCTATCCGCCCCAGCCACCACGGCCTACCCAGACACTCTTCATTGGCGCCTCAGTCTCATTCACGCCGCCACTGCCAGAGGACACTTCTCTGTCCGATGCGTCTGTCTCGTTCTTCAGTGTTCCAGGTAATCCTGAGATCACGGCCATCACGATTGGAGTGGAGTGACCATGAGGATCGTTAACGTCACCGTCAACGCCACTTACGCCATCTACCCCCAGAGGATTGTCATCACCATCGAGTGGAGCAAGCCCATTCAGTCTTTTGAGATCACGAATCTCATCTTCGAGACCGAGGATGTTCCGGGCATCACGATTACGGGCTACGATCCGGTCGACAATGGGAACACCCCTACACAAGTCTTCCTCGGTCAGACTCTCGTCCAGCGAAAAGACGTGCTGATGCTCAGCCCGACAACGATGCAGATGTCGTTTCAGGTGTCTCCCTTCATGAACGGGACTCTGCGCATCTCGAACCAGTCGTGGAACAAGCCGCTCGTTCTGGTCGCCACCGCCGCTGACGGGACCCTGGGAGACTGGTCTGCGCTCCTCGCTCCTGGCATCTTCAACAGCGTCCGCTGCACTGCCTACTACAGCGCGATGAAGCCAACGGACACCACAAGCATCGACTACAACCAGCCCCTACGCGGTCTGCCCAGGATTCGCAACCCGTGGACTTGCACCGGAGTGGCCCAGAGCAATAAATGGACCGGAGCAAGCATTATCATTGGCCATACCAACGACTTCCCTGTAGAGCCTCTCCTACCTTGGGAAGGGGGTAACTTTTGGTACTGGCAGGCAGCAGGTTGCCGTTATGGTCCTATCCCTTTGAGCTACCCTTACGGACCCTATTACAGTACGAACGACACTCGAACCTGCTCCGGACCACCCGGATACACTTTCTGTGGCCTTGGTGGACAGGACGTTACTTCTACTCAGCTCCCTGCCTATACAGCTGAGTTTAACTACACTACAATAACAAACAGCTACGGGAGCAAACTGGCCTCCAACACTCGAGGTGGGAATGCTAATCTCGACCATGGTTATTGGCCATGCCCTTACTACGGGACCGGCTCCTCGACCCAGGGTTCAGGCAGGAACTCAGCCATCGGTCGCTTTGAGAGCTGGATTATGGCGAACCCTTACAACGGTGACCCCCTAAAAGACATGCCCGCAACCTGGACCAACCAAGTGGCTTCCTCTGTGAACAATAATTGCTTGGCTCCGTGGCGGTTGGCAAAACCCACTGACCCTGTTCCAATGCTCATCCAAGTCTATTACCAACTCAACTACCTCTATACGTCCGCCGCACCTGTTCCCTAATGGCCACCCTTCTCTCAACCACCGTAACTGAAGCACAGGTCGGGTCGTGGCCACAGGTCATGACGATCGTGCAGCAGTTTGATCACCCCGTCGTCGTGACCGAGGACTTCAAACTGGTCTTCTACGGCAAGAGCCCGACTCGCCCGAATGAGATCTTCGGCCAGATGGCTGTGGCTCCAATCCAGTACGTGCCTGACCAGCTGAGCTACACGGTCCAAGTCAGTCCCTTTGCTGACGGGGCTCTGGGAGTCTACGCAAAGATCGGCAACATTCAAGACATCTTCGGCAATGAGGTGGACCTCAAGATCGGCGAAGACTTCGACATCTACAACGCCACCCTGCTCCCCTACTTCGGCAATACGCCCACACTTCGTGTCAACGGCTGGTCGCAAGGTGTCATTCCGCAGTCAGCCATCTGCCCAGACAACGTGGCCCCTCAGATTGGACTGAACATCGGGCCTTGGCTCAACAGCATGGCTATCCCCGACGACATGTGGTCCGGTGGCAACTTCTATATGTGGCTCAACTTCACCTGGAAGCCAGACCAGGAGGCTCAGGGCATTCCTTTCGTTTGGGAGCCTCCCTTCTACTACTCCTTCAGTCAGTTTGGCATCCCTCTGACTCAGACCAAGACTCCCGACTTCCCTCCGTACCCGTTCCCCGAGGTCTCCATCCTAAACAATGTCATCTCTGCAGGCACACAAACAGGTTGGGACACCTGCGGGGGTTGGATTGACCTCTACCCACGCTGGAGAGGTAAAGTCCAACTGTGGGTCTTCGGCAACAACGTCTTTGCCGACGGTGTCGTGCCCTGGCAGTTCCCAGGCGTGGCCAGCCCGACCGGTAATCTCTCTCCTGAAGCCCAGTTCGGCTTCCCTGCTGACGCCCAGCTGCAAATCTACAAAGAGCTTCCGTTCACCTATAACGCACCCAACCCCTGATGGCAAAGCCAGTTTTCAGCCCAGAACAGTTCGAGCTCCGGGATGAGCTTCCGACTTTCGTCTCTGACGAGCAGCAGACTGCCATCGTCCAGGCGACCGATCGCGTCAACCAGCAGTTGGACTGGGTCGCCCAAGCTCTGGGCTGGTCTGGGCAGAACTACTGGACGAACCTCCCACAGACTGTCCACCAGAAGCGAGCCATCCTCGGTGGGACCTTCGGCGTCTACAACGGCTACACGCTCCTCAGGCTGCTTGAGATTCGCAGCTGGGAGAATGTTCTCGTCACCGAGTTCAAGCCGAACATCGAGGTGGGGCAGCGAGTCATCATCGGCGACCGTCAAGCCTACATCTATGAAGTCACTGAGGAAGCAGACGGCACACGCCTCGCAGTCAACGTCGGAACCCTCAGCGCGGAGATTCTCTCCCTCCTCGAGGGAGGCGCGGCCGTCAAGGTGGACTGCCCACAGAATAGGCCATTCCCCTTCTACCGCGCTGAGGCCTACGCTAGTGGTGACGCCGACTTCCGGTGCTCGACTGGCAACCTGACTCGAACCACCCAGTTCTACGACTACTACGACCTGGTTCTGTCGCCATTCTCGCAGAACAACATTCTGGTCCCGTACAAGAACCTCCAGTTCTACGGCGGTTCCTACTACTACTTCGACCGTGCGGTTTACCTTTCGATTGACAATGTCTCGTTCGTACCGTGGGTCGAGTGTGAGTGGATCGAATCGAAGGGACTGTGGCAGCTGTATGTTCCACCTGAAGCGATTGGAAACAGTCTGTTTCTCGTCTGGGCCTACGCGTCACAGTCCAAGAAGTCGATTGCGACTGCGGAGATTCAGGTTATTCAGTGGACAGACCCCTCAGACTGGGGTCAGGCTGGGCAGGGCTTCAACCCAATCCTAGACGTCTACAAGATCAGCAAATCTTATGACACCGCAGGTCTCAACTACTCCTTGGGCACACGCCTCCATGTGGGCGACAACACCCCACTAGGAGACAACCCGCTTTGGTTCGACGCTGGTTCTCAGACCGTCTACGCCTTAAACGGCGGCCAGTGGGTCAGTGTTGGCACCGCAGGAACTGCCATCGCACTCAAAGGGAGCGCGGCTCCGCCTCCTGTTGTTTACGACTACACCCCAGGAAACATCTGGCAGGACCCCACTGGACGCACGTACGTCTGGGACGCAGGCTACCGTCTCCAAGACTTTTACTACTTCTTCCCGAACGGGATCATCGATGGGTTCTTCTACATTGACCCCTCGTCCCAGAACGTTCAAGGTCTGTACCTGTTCGACCCAGACAACTTCCACATCCACTACCCGAGCTACCTCGAAGACGGGTTCTGGATCTACAACGGCACGCTAGAAGACGATGGGTTCTACTACAATGACCCGTTTGTCACCGACCCGGAATGGTACGAGGTCGAGTTCTTCAACCAGTCTCTCTTCCAGTCCATCTTCACACCAGCATACAACTCCAACCTTGAGGTTCTGGTTGACGGCCGAGTCATCCCGCAAGTCTACCAAACCCCGAGCTACGCAATCAACTGGAGTGTGGATGGCGGGTATCTGTACGTCACTTACACGGCGCTCACGGATGAGGGTGAGTATTTCGTGCCCAGGATCACGGTCCTGTCGGTGAATGGCACGACTCAGAGCACCATAGACATCAGTAACGACTTCAAGGCTCGCCCTGAGGAGGTCACATCAATCCCCTACGACGAGCTCGGAGTCCTCAACAACTTCAGGGGAGCATGGGGGGCGAAGGGCGGAGCAAGACCCCTGGACCTGTGCTTTGACTCGTTGGACATCCACGGTTTCAACGAGCAGGAGGCACTGTTCCTTGAGCCGGTAAGAGAGCCAATCAACTTCGATTGGATGCTCCACCAGGTGACTGGTAAGCAGATCTACGTTGGTGACTCACCGCCTGCATTGGCAAAGGTCGGGGACTATTATTGGAACAACGAAGTCGGTGCGCTCTCAGTGCTCTACCTCGACGGTGACCGCAACAAAGTGTGGATCGAGATCGATGCTCCGATCTCTCCCTGTCAGCTAGGGACTCCGGACTGCGACTATTTCCCCCTCAAGCCCGTCCTAACCACTGGTTCGTGTAATCTAGACAATGGTGATCTGTGGCAAGATCCGGTAACCCCGGGCATAGCGATGTACTATGAAGGTCTCACTTTCAACCCGGCGTGGGTGGAGGTCAACTGGGACTCTTCGCTTGTGTACGACACCGGGTGGCCGTTCTCAGAGTATCCCAATCCAATACCCGACTTCACAGTGCTCACCGTCTATGTCACGGACGAGTTTGTGGCACTTGAGCCCAGTGTCCACTACTCAACGGAAGACTACACAATCTGGTACGAGATCGACGTCTTCGAATGCGCGTACATCTTCCACTACGAGGCTCTATCTCCAGCTGGGGTCCAGAGTCAGCCATCCCTCTGGGTAGGCCCAAGTGCGATTGTTTACCCTCCAGTGTCCATCACCGACAGGGTGTTCTCTAATACGAGGTTCTTCATTGCTCCCGCAGTGCAAAATGCGGGGAGCGTGCTGAGGCCTTGGCGCACTGAGTCTCTCGAGGTTTGCGATGAGAAAACCATAGCGACAAAAGCCTACGCCAATCCTCTCAGAGCCGACTCCAATAATGGCCCTGGTGACGAGGACTGGACCAGATCTTTCATCCGACTTCCCTCGGAGTACGGGAGAGACGGGGTCAAGTGGTCGCAGTCCCAGGCCTCAGTCCAGGACTTCACCTATGCCGGGACGTCTGGAGCCCTCAAAGAGATGGAATGCCCATCAAATCTACAGACTCCGCAGATCTTTGAAGAAGTCATCTTCAAACGGCAAGACCCATCGGTTGGAACAGTGCTCTACAGCGAACCTTTCATCTACTCAGATGTGGAGGGAATCTCTGTCCTCTCCAACTTCTTCTCAGCAACGCCAAATGTCGGGGAATACTCAGACGCTGATTTCGACTATACTCCTCAGATCCAGGGAGACCAGTGGGCCCAAGCCGACATAGCCGAGTACGAGCCACTACATTACCGACAGGTGTTTCCTTCTGGAGACTGGAGAGGCGTCTACGTTGAACCTACAGGCACTGGGTATCTTTCCGGCTTCCTCGAGCGCGATCTTAGGATAAAATCTGTCATACCGGTCGCTGCTCCGGTGTGGGACGCCAGCATCTACAAGTTCCCTCCTCTCTGTCCCGAGAGCGATGTGAGCTACGATGAAAACCCCAACAACTGCAAAGTGGGCTACGCCTATTTCGCCGCCGACCTCGCCGCCGCCGAGGACGGTTTCTTCGACCAGAGCCAGGACGTCGCCTGGCGCGAACCACTGGTCGAGAACCAAACACTATACGTACTGAACTGACATGGCTACACGTCGCCGTCGCCCATCGACAACCCAATCCAACCCCGAGCCAACCCACGAGGAGATGCTCGAAGTGGCAGCCGAACGCGAGGCTGAGGTCCAAGCTGAGGAGACTCCTGAAGAGGAGGAGAAAGCCATCGAGGTCTTCCTGGCCATGGCTGCTGCTGACACATTTGAGGCTTTGCAGAAGGCTGAGGAAGAGAAGGGTGTCGCGGACTTCTTCGACCCGGGCTTCTACAAGCAGGAGGTTCGCCACCCTGCTAAGGAGACGGGCTACATTCCTCCAACCGTCCACACCGCGGCTGCTCCCAAACCCCAGCATAAGGTGGCTCGTGTCGCACGAGGCCGCCGTGGATCCGATCGTCGAGGCTGATTATGTTCTCAGGCAATGCGTCTAGGCCGAAACTCGAGACGAACCCCCTGGTTCAGGCCCTGGCTAGCTACCACGCAAACCAGGACGCAATCAACAGCACAGCCGCAGGCCCAAAAGGAACCATTCGCGGCACAATCGTCGATGTGGACGACCCTGAGGAGCGCGGTCGGGTCAAGGTCGTGTTCGACGACATGAACCCGAAGAAGCCCCAGATCGAGGGTTCCAACTCCTACGGGAAACGTGAGGGGAAGCAGACCATCAGCCACTGGGTCGACTGCAAGCCAGCTTTCAAGGGCAAGCAGCCGAAGCGTCTGATAGGGCTGCGCGTGAACATCAACGCCACTGACGGCCAGTATCAGTACGCGGTCCTCGACGACGTCCTCTGGGACGAGGGCGTACTCACCGAGAAGACCAAGCAGCCAAACACCGGAACCATGGTGCGTCTCCCATGCTACGGCAGCGGTGAGATGCCGCCGTGCAACGAGGAGAACGCTGGTCTTGCCATTGTGGAGCTGAATGGTTTCGATGGGATGGACTGGTGTACGGTCTGCTTGAAGAGATCTGGCGGCTACAAGTGGGTGAACCTCATGGATCGCCTTCACATTCACGACTCCCAGGATCCGGACTCCGATGGAGACGCCGAATACACGGTGCACGACGATACTCACGCTACGACCTAACTATGGCCATTCGCAAGCCCAGCCGCTACACTCAGCAGTGGTACTACGAGGACGTCCTCGAGTACGAGGTGACAGAGTTCGCCACGGGCTTCGCCGTGTACGACCCTGACGAGTACTACCCGGCCTACACCTACGTGGAGGACTTCCCTCTCGTCACCGAGGGGATCCTCGCCGGCTACTACAGCAAGCCCGCTGACACGGCCGTGCCCACTCAGTTCCGTTCTCTCAAGATCAAGCTCTTCGACGAGCCACCGGGCAACAAGCACGAGCTGTTCAACAACGAGGTGGCCTCGATCGAGTATGAGGTTCAGGACAAGCTCATCACCATCGTGGCATGGCAGAACTATAACTGGAGGGACGACTGGCCGATCCGCCTCGGTCTCAACTACCTCACCAACTGCCTGTATCGGCCCGGGCGTGGGATCGTCTTCCGTGTGGTGAAAGATCCGATCGCATTCTGGCAGTCTGAGCGGTTCCTCCCTCTCGGTGGACACTACGATCCGTACCTGGTCAAGACCCCACAGTGGGTCCCCGGAGAGGGGTAAAACACACTCACAGAAGAAGTGTGTCCGTGCTCACTCCACAAGTCAGTCAGATCGAGGTCACGAACCAACGAACTCTGCTCATCTATTTCACCGAGCCTCTCGACACCAATGTCGTAGTGCCTATCACGGCGTGGACCGTGAACTACGGCCAAGTCGTCATCTCGACGATGCTCTATTCGAGCGACACGGTAGTCGCTCTGGGACTGGCTGAGAACCTGAGCCAGCTCGATGAGGTGTTCGTCAGCTATGAGCCTCCTACCAACCTGAATGTCTGCCTGAGAGGGCCGACGCCCGCTGGCGCGACTGCGACCACCCTCAAACGGGCGGCCGTACGCGCCTTTCATCGTGTGCCCGCCACCAACAAGGTGGCGTACGACGAGAACGCTAACGGCTGGGTCCAGCAGTCGAACCTCGGCCACACAATCGGTGGCTACGGCTTCCCGTACCAGAATCGCAACCCTGATCCTCGGAATGCGACACCGGACGACTTCATCATGGCCTATGGCCTGAAGGAGGCCATCCAACTCACGAACATCGACGACGGCGCGGCGATCAACGTCAACAACGCCAAGCTCTGGATGGCGATCCAGGACGCCAACGCCCTGATCGACTCCCACATCGAGCAGGCCGGCAAAGCTGGTCAGGTCATCATCTCCTCGAACAGGAAGAGGACGGCGCTCATCATAGCCCGCTACTACCTGGACACCGTCCGTCGCCGTGACGACGTCTACCGCGACTACGAGAACTGCCTGAAGCTCCTTGACGCTCAGATGCGGATGACCAACATCCGCGCCGGCAATCAAGACAGCGCTGTCGACACCCCGCAAGGGATCATGCGCTCCTGGCGCATCCCCCAGCG